TCACGTTCAGTAGCGTTCTGGGAGAGAGAATACGCTGCTCGGAACTCTTCCGCCTGATCCATCAAGCTCTGACTCTGCATATGTGTGCTGTAACTCATTTTGTAGATAGTGGATTGCTTTTTCTATGTCTTGTTCTTTGCTGTCTTTATGTCCAGCACGGCAGATGTACTTCACTGCACATCCAAGGTGATAATTTAGTTGCTGGTCTCTGATGAAGTCCCAGCATTCGATGGTGCCTCTGGTGTAGTAGGCAGGTGAATCGGCCATTGTTTAACTAGGTTAGATACGGTGTTGGCTAACGCAAAGTTCTGCCTCTGCAGTGCCATGAATAATGTGATGATGTCTGCTTTATCTGCCTGCGGTAGTAGATCTTCAAGCCTTCTCAGTTTGAATGACTGCTCCATCGTCGGCTCGATAATCGGCATCGGGGGTCCATGGAATGACGGTATGTTCGATTGGGTCATAGTCTGTATGGGTAAGAATGCGTGCAAGCCTTGCATTCAACAAAGCATCGTCTTCAGTTAATTCTTTATCTTTAAATGCTTGGACAACAGTCTTCCATGTGTAGCCATGTTCTTCAAACAAACTAACTGCACGTTTAACTCCTATTCCAGGTGCTCCGGCATATCCATCGGTTTGATCTCCGGCTAATGTTTGAATGAGATGCCACCTAGCACCCTCTACAGGGTCAATAGTGGTTAACTCTTTCATGTCATATAGTTTGCCAGGGATTTGACGCATGTCCTTATCAGGACTGCAAATAATATTACCAACATTGGCTGTTGCATAAATGCCCATCGCATCGTCTGCTTCAAGCTCTGGTAGTCGAATGACCTCATATCTTTCCGATAATTCTGAGATAACTTTTCTGTATCCACAGGGCTTCTTTCTATTTCGATGACCCTTGTATTCCGGGTAAATTTTTTTCCTAAAATTTTTAGAGTCACTGAAAAACAAGATGAGTGTGGGTACGTCCCACATAAACTCGTTCTTGATTCGTGTTAAGTCACGTTCTACCAGCTTCATGGCATCGGAGAAGCGACTGACAACAGTGATTACATCATCACCCCAGTCAATGTCCTCTTCAGCTCCAGCACAAGCTTTGTAGACGATGTAGTCAGCATCAATGAGTAGTTTCATCAATGAACCTCTGACCAGTTTTTCCCTTGCTTAGCTTCTGCTTCGATTGGGATTCGTAAGTTGTAGTACTCTCCAGCCGCTGCAGCTGAATATACCAAGGATGTTGATAAATCTGCGGCGTGTTCTGGGGCGCACTCGAATTGTAATTCGTCATGTATAAATGCGAGCTGTGATGCACACAACCCTGTTTGTTTAATAGTTTCGTCGTTAATAACCATCCACCGCTTAGCTACGCAGGCCGCACCGGATTGAAGCAAGAAGTTTAAAGATTTATGAGGACTATCTACTTTAATGGGTCTACCATCAATGCTTAAAATAATTCCCGTCTGCGTAACTTTCTTTTTAACTGCTTCCAATAGTTCCGACAATCCATCAATAGCAGAAACAAACGCTTCTCTAATTTCTTTGCCTTTCTTTTTTGCTTGTGCTTCACTTAAGGCTGAGTCATAGGAAAGCCCAATCTTGGAATTTCCTGCACCGTAGATGAAGGCATAGCTAATGGTTTTGACTTGTCTCCGAGTAACCCCGATGGCGTCGGCATTAACTTGGTGAATGTCTCCATTGAGGAGGATATCTGCATAACGCCCGCCATCAAAACGAGCAAGGTAATGAGCGAGCATGCGAAGTTCGATGCCAGCAAGATCAGCACCAACCATGAGCTGACCGGGGGTTGCAGTGAACAGTTTTCTGAATTCTTTTTCATTTTTGCATTGTGCGAGGTTTGGATTTCTATGGGCGCACCTGTGTGTGCTCGTTGCAACGCTTGCATGATGATGTATCCGGTTAGCATTCGTATTCAACCTGAGCCATGCGTTGGTGCCTTCGGAGATCATCCCCAAGCTCTTCGTAATATCGAGACATTTCAGAAATTCCAAAGCAATCGATGGCCCACCTGATGCAGCCGTCTCCTTCAATACAACCTCGTCGATAATCGGCTTCCCAGTAGGACTCATCTGAGTCGGCTTCCAGCCATGAAATGTTTGCAGGATCCATGAAATATGATCTCTTGATGTTGGGTTAGTTTCCTTCAGCTTTGTGAATGGGCATCCTTTGACATATCCAGATGTTTTGTTATCTCGTTTAGGAGTAAATTCTGATCCTTTAACGAAAGGGTGCCTGTTGCGTAATAGTTCACAAGTTTGTTCAAGCTCTGCTCTGAGAGACGATGCAAGTTCCCATGCAGCGCGTTCATCAAAGTGCCATCCATGTATTTCTTGTTGTGTAAGTATCTGAGCTACTTTGTGCTCTAATTTGACCCACTCAGGTATTTTTGGAAGTGGTCGCATAGTTTGATTGTGACGTTTACATCTTGAGCGCAGTATGTCTCCATTTCTGGTGACCATTCCTGCCAATCCGTAGTCTTTCCAAACTCTCCTTTGTATTCACCTAACCTGTAGCCATAAGCTTCTAAGGAGTGTCTACCCCGTAGTTGTAATGGCATGTTTGGTTTATCCAGCTTTCTGTCTACATCCAACATGTCTGTGTGATATAGACGTGACAGCAATAAGGTGTCAACTATCAAAGACTTTGGGTCAAACCAAGGATATAGTTTTTGAATTACTGGGATGTCGTATCCGATGATGTTATGTCCGACTAATACATCAGCATCTTCTAGTCGTTGAATGCCGCGTACCACTGGTTCTTGATTACCTTCATCGTTGTAGATAATTGTTTGATCAGCTTCGCTATCGTAAATAACAAGGCAGTGGATCTTGGTAACATCATTCAGTAGCCCGTTTGTCTCCAGGTCGAATACCAGCATTTTTCCATTCGTAGGTTTTGTCTACAAACTGAGCTTTCTTAATTGCTTCAGGTGTAGGTGGATTTGGTCGTTTCAAGTAAGCATCCTGTTCAGCTTTAAAAATCTGTCGTTGGATCGAACTCGGAATGGGCTTCAGTTTCATTAAATTTACAAGTATTAAGGTCGTAATTCAGTTGGCAAGCTTCACCAACTTCGCCTGAATAGCGATTTTTAAGGACTCGCACTGTCGTAGCATTCCGTTCAGAATCACTCTGTTGATCTCTTTCGAGTGCGATAACTGCATCTGATAGTTGGCCAATACTTCTGCTGCCTCTGAGAGATCGGAGTTGTACACGTCCACCCTCTTCGTGTGATTGTCCATTTGGTGGTGTAGTTGTGTGGCAAACAAGAAACATTGCTATGCCTGTACGTTCAACTAATGACCTTAGTTTTGTCATTGTTGTGTCGATCATTCGACGTTCGTCTCCTTCAAGACCACTCAAAAGAATGCTTAAGTGGTCAAGGAAGATGACCTTTGTTTCAAGGCCAGCAGCCATATATTCAATGCGGTTATAGATATGATCAGGGTCATAAGATCCAAACCCGTCAAACAGGTGAAGATTCCATTTAGCAATAGTCTGGTCAAAGATCTCTGTTAGCTCGCTTCGTTGTTGTTCCCCGAGGTGTAGAGATTTTCTAGCGGCGACCGACATGAGTCCAAGGGCTGTTCTTCGATTAGATTCTTCAAGCGCCAGGTAACCGCACCGCTCCCCTTTACTGAGAAGGTCAGCACATATTTCTCTGAGAATGGAGCTTTTTCCGACCCCAGAACCTGCAGTAAGCGTGACAAGCTCTCCGTATCTGATCCCATGTAACTTGTCTTGTAATCCTTTGAATGGGTAGTCATGATCTGCTGGTGGTGAAGGTGTAGTTACTAATTCAAGTAGTGTTTTTGCATCAACAATTCCGTCTGGTTGGTATTGAAGATGGTCATAGTTATGTACTGCTCTAATAGCCTCACTATCTCCAGCTTGTAGAGCCTCTGAGGCGTCCTTGTAATCCTCTAGAAAGCCGATGAAAGCCTTGCCAGGTGGTAATACACTTGCTGCTTCTTTAGCAGCCTTCTGACCCGCTTCATCGTTATCGAAAAAGATTACTACTTTGTCGTAGTAGTTGATCCATTCGTAGTTATTTTGGAAAGCTTTCTTAGCTGACGGTGCACCGTTTGGTATAGAAACCACGTCCCAGTTAGGTTGTGCTTCCCAGACAGACATAGCGTCCATCTCACCTTCAGTAACTACAAGCTTTGATGTTTTACTTGTTGTCTTATGACGAAAGTTCTGCATTCCGAAGAGGGTTTTGACTTCCCCTTCACATCTAAAGTCTTTGTCTTTCGTTCTTACTTTTGCCCCAACAACTTTGCCATTACTGTCGAAATAATAGTGGCGTAAGAGCCCTTGACCATCTTTGTATGTCTTGAACTGTTCACAAGTACGCTCTGAAATTCCTCTTGATTGCAGTCTTCCGGCTGATCCTTCGAGTTGTACATTTGACACTTGTTGATTGTGATTGGTGGTGTTATTGCCATGCGTCCTTGCATGACATCTAAAACAAAAGGTGTGGCCATCTGAATACAAGCTATTCGCATCAGATGAGCCACATTCTTGACACGGTATGTGTCTTATAAATTCTGACTCAGACGAGCCATGTGATTGGTATTGTTGCAAAGCTAGTCCAGGGGATTCCTAATTTTTCGCAGTATTTTGCGTAGGTTGTCTTTGACTTCTTGCTGATCGTATTGAAGGGTGCCTGAAACACCATGCGAAGATCAAGTTCAGGATGTTGTTGTTTGACTGTCTTGATCTTACGTCTATCAGCTGCATCCCAATATCCCTTGCACTCCAGAATTACCCCGTTAGGAAGTACGAAATCAGGAGTATAGATATGAGATATAACATAATCGACCTTGGTAGATTCATATTCGTATTTGACACCCAGATCAACGAGCAGGTCAGCTACCCGCTCTTCGAGACCTGAGCGGAAAGCCATTAGAAGTCGTCGTTATCCTCTACAGAGCTAGGTTCATTTTGCAAAACATTAGGCATCATTGCTTTATATCCAGCTGTAGTGCCGAATAGATCAATGACATCTTCAGTAGACATATCACCAACATCAACGCCAGCTGACGATGACAATGAGACAACCTGAATACCTTTAAGTTTCAAGCTAGTGCCATAGGTGACACCATCCCTAAGGATGTAAGGCTTTTGATAAAGAGCTAGTTTAACTTTAGATCCATTATAAAGAGGAAGATTACTATCAGTAATCACTGTACCGTCAGTATCTACTACTGGTGGCTTTACTTCTTCATTCCAACTGAACTTAATACGGTACTGACCTTCATTTACTTCTTCCCACGGTTCAGGCTTCAAGCTAGAACGCTTAGGATTCTTCAGTTTAGATTCAGCCCACTTAAGAGACTCAGTTCTATCGTCTTCAAGTTTGTCAATCATTGCCTGGTCAACAATAGCTGCCAGTGAATAACCAAATTTAGACGGCTTCATAACAGCTTGGTATCCATCAAGGATTACAGGCTGTTCGGTTACAAATGTGTTTCGGGACATTAACAGAAAAAATATGTGGATTCAATTACGGACTCAGGTTTAAGTGTGTCGATAATCGGTGGTTCGGATTCAGCTCCGATTTGTTCAGCCCATGAAGTTAAGTAGTCGTGTTCCGCAAATAAGTGCATGTATGTTTCACGAACAATGGCTGAAAGAGTAGACATGTCAGTAGCACGACATAAAACCGAGTCGTGTATGACGGCCAACGGTGCGTTGAAGCGTGTTGCAGATAGAGCGAGGAGGCTTGCATCGAGTGAATGAATTAGGTTGGGTGCAGTTGCATTTTTATGGTGTGATTTATCAACTTTGTCTCCATCTTCTGTAGCGACCCTGACCTGACATCTACCAAGTAGTTGTAGTTCAATAGTCTCTACTTCTTTCTTCATTAACCTTTGGGTTACATTGAATCCAGACGGTGTTGTCCATCTGATTTCTTCTGCACCCCTATCGATTGCTAGACCTACTTCTTTCTCTATCCATTTCATTACGCTCATCGGTCCTGGTACTACTTCATTCATCGCGCTGCGTACAGCGTTGACCACTTCAGTAAGTACCTCTTTCTCTACTTCAACGCCTTTCTCTTTCAATGCATCTCGTATGTACGATCTATTTGAAAAAGGTTTGGCGTTGTAAGGCACTGTCATGACAGTCCTTTTTGTAGTTTTTCTATCCATATGTGGACGGATAGATTCTGGAACATTAGGTTTTGCTACTTCAGCTATGACCTTATATGCATCTTGTGGTTCGTCACTTGGAAGTACATTTACTAGACGTGCAGTTGATGCATCTCTAGCCAAACCTGCAAGTATCTGAAGACCACTACATGTAGCGTCTACAGCAACAGGTAGGTTTGTGTAGTTCCAGTCACATAAGATGCAAGTATGGTAGTAGTGATGACAAGCAGTTAAGTATTGCCAAGGCTCGTCAACACATTCCCAGTCACCAATGTTACCAATAGGATCAGTAGCAATTCTTGTTATGACTTCATGATTGTGGAGTGTGTCGTTAATACGATCCTCCATCGTTGACTTATCTAGCCCTTTTGTAGTAGCTACCTGAAACCTAAGCCAATCTTCAGCTTCATGAGTCATGAATGCTTTTTGTTTGAAGAGTAACAAACTTTTCCCAAAGTCTGTGTCCTGTGGTGTAAGAAAGGACGGTATTGGGTATACACGTCCACGGTAATCGCATGACCACGGGATATAGAATTCTTCTTTGTCTTCAAAGACAGCAACAGCATT